TGGCCTTTCGATTGGCCTGGCCATCGAGTTCAAGGCCGCCAAAGGCAGAGTCAAGGATAACCAAGCCGAGGTCCACCGGGCCCTTCAAGATGCAGGCTGGGTCGTTGAGGTCTGCCGAACGGCAGGTGAAGCAATCACAGCGGCGAGCCGCTATTTTCTGAAGAAAGGGGCTGTTTCCAAATGAAAATCAGGTATTGGGTATGGCGCGCATGGATTTTCCTGGCCTTCTGGGCTGTCAAAGCCCGTGACAAAGCCGTGGAATGGCTGAAGGACCCGCGATGACGTTCCTCCAGGACCATTTGACCGACTGGCAGCCTGGAACCACGCCGCCGCCGCGCGCAGGCTGGTATGAGATTGGATTCGGGTACGCGAAGTGGGACGGGTTCAAATGGCTGAGGCCGGCCGCACATTCGAACTGGTCGTCGGATGTGCGCGGAGCCTTCCGATTGAATGTCGGAGGGCAACTGATCGTTCCGCCGATGGCTCTGCTGATGGAGGTCGCGACGATAACGCAGTGGCGCGGAATCACCTTCGACTGTGGCTGCGCTTCTGATGAGCATTTGAACCTGCGCGTGTGGTACGCGCCGGCGGCTCCCGGCCTGGCCGCGCTTGAAAAAGCAGCGGTGAAGAAATCGATGGCCAGGAACCGCGGGATGCCCACCGAGCCGAGACCCATAGATCAGGTGGCGGCGGACATCATATGGTGGCTCCTATCGCGTGGTCAAGCCTCTTGAAAGGAAGAGAGGCCAAAAGCCCGCGGGCAACCGGGCCCAGTTGGATTTTTCTGCCTATCGGCCAAGAGCACCGGAGTAACGGGAGCGCAATGATTGCCCTAACGTGGGTCCCAGGTCGCGCGAGTTGTCGATTAGAGCCCTGGGACACGCCGTACAGACTGTGGTAACACTCAAATGCACGTCAAATTGACCAAAAAGCAGGAGCACTTCTGCCTGGAGTGGGTAAAAAGCGGCAACGCAAGCGAGGCATATCGGTTGGCCTACGACGCCGAGAACATGAGTCCGGAAGCGATAAACGTCGCAGCCTGCCGTCTGCTCAAGAACACTAAGGTCGTGCTAAGAATCGAAGAATTGACCGCCCGGGCGAGCGCCGTGATGGAGAAGAAGTTTGATATCACAGTGGAAAAGATCGCCGATGAACTGGCCAAGCTGGCGTTCTTTGACTCGGCGGACCTATTCGATGAGAAGGGCGATCTGATCCCAGTGAAGCAATTGCCGGGGCACGTATCTGCCGCTCTAAACCAAATCGATGTGTTCGAGGAATACGCCGGCGCCGGCGCGACCAAGGTGCTGGTCGGCTACACCAAGAAGGTGAAGTGGCATGACAAGAAGGCCGCGCTCGAGGTATTGGCGCGCTGGAAGGGCATGCTGATCGAGCGCCGGGAGGTCGGGAAGCCCGGTGAATTCAGTGACCTGTCGGACGCGGAACTGGATGCCGAAATCAAGGCATGCCGGGCCATCATGGATGCGTCGGACGCGGCGAAAGCCACGGGGAAACAGCCAGTTACCAGTAAGTAAGCAGCATGGGCGCCGTGGAACAATTACGCACCGATGGACGGTACGTAAAACTGGTCCGCGAACACGAGCGCCGGCTGGCGCGGCGCCTGCCGGTGAACTTCTGCCGCACGCTGTTCCCGGACGAGCCGCCAGCTGATCACTCGCAACTCCTGCTCCATTACTTGCACCAGGTCGAGACTGGCAAGATCAAGCGGCTGATGGTGCTGATGCCGCCCGGGCACGCGAAATCGACCTACTGCTCGGTGCGCTTCCCGCCGTGGTACTTGGGCAAGCACCCGAAGCACAACATCATCCAAGTCTCGCACACCGGGGAACTGGCCAAGCGGTTCGGCCGCCGGGTGCGCAATATCGTTGATTCGGCTGAATATCAGGCCATATTCAACGATGTGTGGCTCGCCGATGACTCGAAGGCCCGCGGTGACTGGGGCACGAACCAGGGCGGCGAGTATTACGCCTGCGGCATGGACGGCGGTGTTACCGGCCGGCGGGCGAACGGGCTCATCATGGATGACCCGATCAAAGGCCGGAAGGAAGCTGACTCGGAGACGATCCGCGAGAATGCTTGGGAGACCTACCGCGGAGAACTGCGCACCAGGCTGAAGAAAGACGGCTGGATTATCCTGATCCTGACCCGATGGCATGAGGACGACGTCGCGGGCCGGATCCTGCCGGAGAACTGGAAGGGGGAAAGCGGGCTGATCAAGTCTCGCGACGGGGGCGAAGAGTGGATGATCGTCTGCATGCCCGCGCTCGTCGAGACCAAGGAAGAGGAGGCCCAGGACCTACTCGGGCGCAAGGCTGGCGAAGCCCTGTGGCCGGGCTGGATATCGGCCGACGCGCTCAAGATCGAGAAAACCATCCAGGGCAGCCGAAACTGGGGGGCCCTGTACCAGCAGAAGCCTTCGACCGCGGAGGGCGCCATCCTCAAGGCCGCGTACTGGCGCGAGTGGCCGCTCAAGGAGCCGCCGACAGTCGATTTCATCCTCCAGGTCTACGACACGGCGTTCGAGGAGGGCGAAGAGAGCGACTACTCGGCGCGGACCACGTGGGGAATCTTCAACTGGAATGACCAGAATCCGAAGAAGATACCCGTCGAACTGCTGAAGAAGCCGCCAGCGCATCACTGGAACGCCATCTTGCTCGAACACTGGCAGGACAAGGTGCAATTCCCGCGGCTGAAGCGCGAGGCGAAGGACGCATACGATCTGTACGAGCCGGACCGGGTCTTGATCGAGAAGAAAGCCTCCGGACACTCACTACTTCAAGAACTTAGGCGCGCTGGGGTCCCGGTCAAGGCGTACTCGCCAGATCGCAGCAAGATAGGCCGGGCCCACGCGGCGGCCGCGGTATTCGAGCAGGGCTGCGTCTGGCACATGCGGCGGACTTGGGCGAACACGGTAATCCGGCAGTGCGCGCAATTCCCGAATGGCGAATACGATGACACGGTCGACACCGTGACCGCGGCGCTGATTTACCTGCGCCGTACCTGGCATCTCCAACTCAAGGACGAGGAGCAAGACGAAGTGCCCAATCCCAAGAAACGGCGGTTATATGGCTGAGCGCGGACGTGAGCGCGAGATCGATGTGGAACTGCCCGAGCCGGGCACGGAGATGGTCGATGGCGTAGCCATCATCCAGACCGGCGACGGGGGAATCGACATCGATTTTGACCCGGGTAATGCGGAGCCGGCCGGCCTAAGCGATGAGGACAACTTGGCTGTCGACATGCTGGAGACGGACCTTGGGTCGATCGCCGACACGATTCTTGAGGAAATCGACGCCGATATCGAAAGCCGCAAGGAATGGGAGCAGTGGTACTCGGAAGGGCTCAAAAAGTGCGGTGTAATCAAGGACAAAGGCGGGGATGAAGAGGGCCCGTTCCCCGGCGCTGCGACTGTCGTGCATCCGGTCATCATGGAAGCGGCGACGCAGTTTCAAGCGCGCGCGATCGAGGAGATATTCCCGACCAACGGGCCGGTGAAGTGTGGTGTGGTGGGCGTCCCGAATGAGATGGTCGAGGCCCAGCGCGAGCGCGTCGAGACGCACATGAACTATCAGGTGCTCCACGAGGACGAAGGCTACTTCGAGGACACCGACCAGATGCTGTTCATCCTGGCTTTTCATGGCTCTATCTTCAAGAAGAGCTACATCGACGTGCAGCTTGGCATCGTGCGATCGAAGTACGTGACAGCCGAGGATTTGATCGTGCCGTACACAGCGCGCGGGCTGCGTACGGCGCCGCGGGCGACGCATCGCATGCGGATGCAGCCTAACGACCTGCGCATCATGCAACTGTCCGGGTTTTACCGCGATATTGAACTCACGGAGCCAGTATCGGCCGCGGATGACGCGGCCAAGAGCATCGAAGCGCAGGCGGACAGCAAGACGCCAACGAACCTGCCCGGCGACGACGACCATACGATCTACGAGTGCCACAAATTCCTTGATCTGAAAGGGCACGAGCACAAGCATGCAGGGAAGTCGAGCAAACGCAAGCTCCCCTACATCATCAGTGTGGAGAAGGATAGTCGCAAGGTCCTCTCGATCCGGCGCAACTACCGGGAGAACGACAAGCTCTACAGGCCGCGGTGCTGGTTCACGCATTACCGGCTGTTGCCCGGGTTCGGGTTCTATGGTTTCGGGTTCCTGCACGCCATCGGCGGGCTGGCCGAGGCGGCGACTGGCGCTCTGCGGGCGCTGCTTGATTCGGCTGCATTCGCATCGATGCAGGGCGGTTTCAAGGCCAAGGAGGCCCGCGGCAAGGCGGCTGAACTGACGATCAAACCTGGCACTTACCAGGACATCGATCTGACGGCCGAGGAGTTGAAGAACGCCTTCTATACGCCGCCGTTCCGGGAGCCGTCGGTGGCGCTGTTCAATCTGCTTGGCCTACTTGTCGACGCCGCCCGGCGCTTTGCCTCTACCACGGACGAGATGGTTGGGGAAGGCGTGACGAACGTGCCGGTGGGCACCACGCTGGCGCGCATTGACCAGGGCTCGAAGGTCTATTCGGCTATCCACAAGCGGTTGCACAACGCGGCCGGCGAGGAATTCAAGCAGCGGGCTGAGTTGAACGCCGAATACCTGCCGGCAACGGGCAAGGACTACGCTTTCAACGGGCAGACGCGGCGCATCAATCGGGCGGATTACGACGAGCGGGTGGACGTCATCCCGGTCTCGGACCCGAACATCTACAGCCAAGGGCAGCGCATGGCGATT